AACAAATTTTTTATGATCTTCTACATTGTCACCTTTCATCATTACAAGACCATTGTTATATTGATTGCCTTCTACAATAGTATACTCAAGTTGTGCCATCAAATCTCCAACCTCATAACCATTAGAAGTTGCCCACTGTTTATATGCCAACCATCTTGCACCAGAAGCAGCATCTTCTCTCCACTGTGCAATACCCCATGCCTTACCACTATCTCCATTAGCAGCAGGATCCAACCCAGATTCTTGTAGTAAATTACCAACCATATAAGCAGCACCTGAATCAGAAAATCCTTTTGACTTATAGAAAGCAAATGCTAATTTTGCTCTCTCTTTTCTACTTGATGGAACATTAACTGGCGTAACTGGAGCACCTGTCATAGTTTCTGCTGCTTCTGCACCACCTTGTTTTCCTTTCTTTTTTCCTCCAAATAAATTAAATCCGCCAAGTATAGAGAATTTTTTTTCTTCCTTAGTTTCATTTGATTGAGGAGCATCTTTTACATTAGTTGAAACGTTGAAGTTTGCTGCTCCAAACAACTTCTCTAGTGGTGCCACTAGTGGTGCCAGCTCCTGAGAAATGTATGCTCTAATTGGTGCTACATCACTTCCCATTCTATCAAGCATTTGCTGAGTAATGCCAATAATAAATGGTGCAGCGGACAATGCACTGTTATCAATTTTAGCAACCTTTTTAACAACATCCTTTCCTTCTTTGGATGACAAGTCAAACTTATATTCTGGTCCTGCCTCTCCTGCAAGGAATCCTCCTGATGCCAACTTCTCTGGTGGTGCTTCGGGAACAGGGTCAGGTGATCCAAGTCCTCCAGACTGATCAGCATATGATGTCGGTGCTCCCGCTGCCTGTGCCTCTTCTGGGGTCGCTCCAGTGGGTTCTGATGGTGCTCCACCAGTAACAGCATCATAGATAGCACCACCAACTAAGTCACCAACGATACCACCAGCAATTGTGCCAACACCAGGAATAGGAATCAATGAACCTAATGCACCACCAAGTGTAGCACCGATTGCTTTAGCAGCTGCTCTACCTACAGGTTCTCCCATTGCAAGAGACACAACAAAGTCAATCAGTCCACCAACAATAGGAATACGCTTGAAGATTGGACGCAAGAAACCTAACACTGCTTTTGGTGCCAGAGCAGTTGCTGCTTTAGTTACTACCGCTTGAGCACCTTTAACTGCTGCTCGCTGAGCAAATTTTTTACCACCAAATTTTATTGCTGTTCTTGTTACGAATCGTCTCGCACCACGCCTACCGACTCTGCCTGCTACTCTTTCTGCACCCTCAGCACCAGCATCTAATAGATAATCATCTCCTGTAATAAAATCCAAAGCACGATCCAACATGCTTCTATCATCACGATCATCATCCTCTTCATCTTCATCATCGTCGCGACGATTGTCAATAGCAGTAGTATCAACTTGTAAATCAGTTTCTTCTCCAACAGACTCAATTTTAGAAGATTCTATTGAATCTGCTTGATCCTTTTCAAATCTTTTGTAATCTAATTCTAATTGAACTGCTTCCTTTTTAGTCTTATTATTCTCTTCAATAATTTTTTCTGCTTCTTCAGAAGTAGTCTTTTGAATATCATCTGCTACTTCAGACTGATCAGATTTATTTCTTTTGATCTTAATTAGATCATCAAATTGCGATGCAAGTCTATCAAATGCTCCTAAGATACCTGCTCTTTCTGGTCCCTGAACAGGGGGAGGTAGTGGTCCCTGCTCATTCATGAAAGGTTGCACACTCGCAGTGAACCTTTGACTCCTGTTTAGCGCAGGGTCTTGAGCATCCGTTGGATTTCTAGAAAATGTTCCTCGGGTTCTATTAACTAAGTCACCACCAAATTGATTCGTTAATGCTTTACCTAAGTAAAACATTCGTCTCTTCTTAAGACCTTTGTCGGCACGACGTGCCTTTGCTGCCATGGAGAATGACTCTCCAACTTTGGCACCCAAAAAACCAGCAAGACTATCGCCCTGTCCAATAGAATTGACTGGAATAACTTGATACTTTTTCTTCTTTGGTTTTACTTTACTCTCACTTGGGAGAGGTTTGTCTGGTTCCTTGACAATAGATTCCACCAAAGGATCAAGAAGGTTCTCATCAAACCCTTTCTCCATTCGTTTGATGAGTTCTTGTAAATTCTTTTTCCTTTGTGGATCGACCTCAGGCATTTTGTTGTTGCTTTTGTTTTTCTTCTTGTTCCTTAATCCACTGGTTGAGAAGAGAAACGTATACAGTCCTCTCCCAAGGCATCATATTCTCAACATCACTCAAGCTATATTTATGGTGCTGCATGAGAGAGAAGTTTGTTCTATAATAGTTCTCAAGAGTATTATAGAACATGCTCACCCGAAAAAAGACTGTAATCCCTCCAACGTGTAGGTCGATTCAACTCCTGTATTTGGATTAGTTACTTTAAACTGATGGCGCAACACAGGCATCGTTGTAAAAAACTTTTGAATAGATTCAAACTGCTTCTGTGTAAGTCCTTCTACAAACTGAACCTTCTCTTCATGTGTAGTAGTGCTGTCATCATAAACCTCATCTCCCTCGTAGATCTGATCAATGCATCTTGCAACAGTATCAAATACTTGATCAGGGTCATCCATATTGAGACCAAGTAGAGTAAGATTAACAAACTCTTCTAGTCCAGGATACTTCATAATCATACCAACGTTATCAGTTAATTTAATTTTAGGTTCATGTCCTTCAGGAATATGAACTTTAACTTCTGAAATGTCAATTGTATGATCAACTCTAGTTTCATTATCATCTAGACATGTAATCTTCATCTGCACTTCTTCACCTACAGATGCTGCTCTAATTTTCAGGAACAAAAACTCTAGATCAAAAGTAGTTAAATCATCTACTTTGATACGTGATAGGACACAATTTTTTACAATAGTTTTAACTGCTTCCTTTACTTCTTTTGGATCATCACTTTCTGTAGCAAGAAGAAGAACTTTCTCTTCTTTAACTAGGAATGGACGATACTTAATTTTCTTTTTTGTTGATGGCAGTTCAAGTTCATAAGTTGGAGTTGCAATGGATGGTAAAGCCATGATATGTTATCCTCTATAAGTTGTAATATCGTTGAAGGTTACAGTGTGTTTTGAATAATAAAAATTTGCTGATACTTTTGTCGCAGTTGATGCACCAGCAGACAAAGGAACAGCATCAATAGCATATGGAAAACATTCTAACATAGTATAAGTAACAGATGCTCTACTATTAGAAGCATTGATGCCTTTCTCTGCCTTTGTGATAAGACATGTAGCGAGATAATCATCGGGATAGTTTAACCTAACAGTTCTATCGGATTGAATGGCATTTCCACCAGATGCTTCTTCTTTTAACTTTACAAGGTTATCGGATGTTCTAGTAAAGGGGGAGAGTTCAGTTCCATCATTATTATACTGCTGGAAAATAGTATCATACCATGCGGTAAGAAACTTTAACGGCGTCAAATTAGCATCACAAATCCATCCCAACTGAAAGTCTGTGAAGACCCTAGTGTGTGCATAATTGACCTGACCTTCTCCCAAAAGTCTACCAGTAAGCTGTCCAGTAGCGGAAGAAATGTTAGGAAGTTGCGCTTCATCACAAAATAGTTTAATCACATCACCAGCACCACCAATGCCAGCATCACCACCACCTGCAAACCTTCCTAGGTTTACATCAATACCTACTTTTTCTAGGTTTTGAGACAGTAGTGATGTTTTGTTGCTAACAGTAGGAAAAACCCACTCAATATCGTAAGTATTACTGTAAGACAGTCCTCCACTTTTATTAATTAATTCGATGAAGTTTTTTACAGACACGCTAAATAATTGTGGTGGTTATATTTATATTTATGGCGTATTCGGGGATATTTAAACCCAAGCATCCACAAAAATATAGGGGGAACCCTACACGAATTATCTATAGAAGTTTGTGGGAGCGTAAGTTTATGTATTTCTGTGACATGAATACTTCCATAGTTGAGTGGGGTAGCGAGGAAGTTATTATTCCTTACCGTTGTCCAACAGACGGACGGATCCACCGCTACTATCCTGACTTCTATATTAAAGTTGTGTCTAAGTCAGGTGTGATCAGTAAATATCTGATCGAAGTTAAACCCAAGAAACAAACACAAGCACCGAATGAGAATCCAAAACGTAAGACTGCC